GCCGGCCTTGAAGATGGAGACCCAGGGCGCTTCAGCGTTCAATAGGGTGGAATCAGTATCATCGAATTCAGCTGTGATATCAAACTTGCTGATCGTGACGTAGTAAGTACCGGCTACGTCAAAAGAATAGTATCCATTCCCATCCATCCAAGCCGGGTCGCCGGCGCCGGGGGTAAGGGACACATTTGAGCCGTAGACTGCTACCTTGCTGATCCAGCTCTGACGTTGGTCTGTATGGCCTCCTTGCCTGATCCGCGGCATATTGCTCTGGTTAAAGGAGACAGTCCCCTTGGCAATCTGAAGGCGAGCGTTGCCATCTACGACGATAGAACGCATCTGATATTGCTGGACAATTGTTGCGCCCGGATCCCCTGGCTCTAGCCGGTTCTGGACTCCGGTAATGATAGAACCCCCTGGGGTGAAGCTGACAGACGGGCCTTCCCCTAGGTACGGGATAGGCAAGCTGGCTTGAATGCCGGCAGCCAGATCGTTCAGCTGCTTGGCTTGGATAGGCGCTCCGGCTTCAAACCGGGAGTTGAAATGCGACCCGGAGCCATTGAAACCTAAGTCTTCCATGTTAGAAGATCGTATCAGCCATAGGCCCGTATACGTCCGGGTCCCAGCCAAGCTCGCCGCCGATCATAATGTCATAGACAACCTTGATGCCGGCATAGTCGTCCGGGGTGCCGATACATTCAGCGTTAGCAGCCGTAAGGAGGCAAAGCTCAGGGGAAAGAGCGCCTAGGATGTCCCCTGGGGTGATCAGTTTGAACATATCCCCGGTAGTCTTGAGGGTTCGCCCAACTGCGTTGGTCATAATCCCAGCCCGGAACCCTTGTTCTTTGTTGAAGAACATCATACCGCGGACCGAATACATAGGGCGCAAGAAATGCCGGATGCCGGCCTTCTTATTCCTCGTTCCATCAGCTGGGAGGCCAAAGCCATCGAAACGCCAGGGGGCAAAAGCATCCCCGGAAGGGATGAAGATCGGCTTGTTGGGGTTGCTAGAGGGGGCAGCCGGGGGACCGGCTAGGATCTGGGTCAGAGAGCCATCGCCGATAGTCGGATCGGTAACCAGCGTGAAATTGGGGTGAGTCTCGATGGGTTGCGCTGTCGTATTAGACACCCCGGTGATCTGGGCATCAGTATACCCAATCCCTCTGGCAACCCCCATGAAGTCGATAGTCATCGTAGCCACCCCACCGGGCTGGAGAGCAATGGCGTACTTGTGGGACTGCATCGGGAAGCCAACGTCGTAGGGGTAAGCAATCCCCATCGATACCATGTCGATCATATCGGTCAGGTTAGCGTTGCTGGAATCAATGTTATAAATCAGCTGGGCTTGAGCCAAGCCGAACGCATCGATGTTGATCGACCCGGTAGCGCCGATGACGCCGGGGGCTACCAAGTCAGCGCCGTAGTCTAGTCTGGTCAATGAAGGATCTGGCATGGTTACTTGGCTACGTTGTTGGGTTTAGAAACGGGGGGTTTGCCGGCCTCTTGGACAAGCTTCGCGGTGTTATCCGCAGTCTTGTTGGCAGCGTCGAGCATTGAAGTCTGGTAGGTTCCGGAAAGGATTGATCCGACATCTCCGCCGCCGATGTCTTGAAGGGATGAGACAGCCATGACTCTGGCTGCTTGTAAGAGGGGCGGGCCTTCTTGCGCCGGCTTTGCCTCCTTTGCTTTCTTTTCGTTTTCTTGGAGCAACCGGATTGTCTTGATTGCTTCTGCGGCTGCCTCGTACTGCGCTTGGCTGGTAAACCAATCGTCTTCCTCGTAGTCTTTTAGTTGCTTGATGGCTTCAGCGATAGCTTCTTCATCGCCTTTCAATTCGCTGTAAATCTGGCCTCCGATAGATCGTCCTTCTTGCTCAGAAGTCCCCCCGGTTTCTCCTACGACAGCCATCGCTTCCATCGTGACGCCGGCTCCTAGAACAGAGGAAGATTCTCGGCCAATCTCCCCAATAATGCCGCCGAAGATACCCTCCATAGTACGCTTGAACCTCTCCTTTTGACGCTCAATCCTCGCCATGCTCTCTACTGTCTTGTCAGCCATCAGCTGGACTGAATTAGCGAATTCGTCGAGGTTGATGCGTCCGTTCTTGTAGATCGCAGAAAGCTGCTCCCCCTGGAGGCCGAAAAGCTGGACAGCACGCTGGGCAGACAAGGCCTCATTCCCGGTCTTGTCGTACTCATCAGACATCCGGCGCAGAACCTCGATGGCAGAAACCCTACCGCTGCTGACTTCCTCCTCAGTAAACTTCAAAGCCCGGAGGACTGATCGATGCTGCTCGCTGCCTTTAGCCGCGGAATCATTAACCTTGGCAAAGTAATTCATCGTCCGGCCTACGGCTTCCATCGATACCCCAACCTCTGCGCCGTACCGGGCCAGAAGCTGAAACTCTTGTGAATTCTTACCGGTGCCGAAACGCTTGAAGGCCTCGTCAATCCCTTTGGCAGACTTCAACGTATTAGCCATCTGCTCAGTAAACTTGCCGAAGATTGCAGACAGAGCCAGGGCAGACGTGATGCTTGCAACTGTGGACTTGTTGAAGTCGTTGAACCAAGACGACAAAGCTCCCCCGGCCTTGGAGGTTGCCTCAGATGCCCCTTTCGAGACATCGGTGAAGTCTCCGCCAAACTTTACTTTTACGTCATCTGCCATAGTTAGTTATTCCGATCAGAGGCCTCCTGCTGTTTCTTCTTCTTGTGCGTCTGAATGGCATCCCATTCATAGTCAGACATCACAGTAACGTCAGCTCCCATCGCGGTACTGTGGGCAATGTGCAGCCAGATCGCCTCGGCTTCAGGCATCGTCCATGCTTCCTCAATCGTGCATCCGTTCCGGGTCAGCGATGCGATTACCGCAAGCTGCCAAGGGATGCCGGCCTTGTTGGTCTTGTTATCGCCAGCGTTGTCCTTCTCCCAGAAACGAGGCCAGAAGGCCTGAGCATTCAGATACTCAATCAACTTGGCAATCTCCTCGACGAGAATCTTCTCCCCAAAAGTCATCCGCGCTACCCAGAACCTTTCCTTTAATGTGGGAGGGGTTACAATCTCCTCGATCTTGGAGGATGACAGAATCTTGACTGCAGCAACTAGATGCTTGGCAGTCATAGGCCGGTTAGGGTGAAGTACCGGGCTATCGATGGCTTCCAGGGCTACCCGGTGGCGCAGAGAGAATGGCAACAAGCGAACGCCGCAGACCCTGATGTCAGGTCGCAGGATCGTTGCTGCCTTAATCCACCTTTGTTCCATTGGTGGCAATCCCTTGAGGGATTAGGCGATTTCCTGATACTTGCGAGCGTTGATGCCGACGCGGCGGAAGGATTCGTTCGTACCGTCGTTGGAGATATCGTCGATGATATAGGTAACAGACCCGTAGGTGATCACGTTCCCGGCCACAGGGATGGTAGCGCCTTCAAGAAGGACGCCGACGAAATTGACGCTCTGCAGCAAGTCATCCTTGCGGACAGTAATGATACGACCCTGGGCATCTTTGACTTCAACGTGAATGTTGCAATTCTCCTTCAGATTGTCGCTCTGGATCGTGATAAAGGACTGAGTCACATCGACCGGGCCGAAGTCGTGAGCAACGCCATAAGTATTGGGGAGAGACATAAGGGTCAGGTTTGAATCTACGCGGCAGTCAAGCCGCCGGGGGGTAGACAGCAGTCAGGGTATATTGCATGATATTCCCGTACCGGCGATCTGCGACACCCTCGTCGTCAGAGTCAAACCGGGACATATACAGCTTCCCTTGAGTCCAAGCCCCCTGGAGGCCGGCAACGTCCATCATAATGGCTTGGACTGCTTCACATCTGGCCCGGTGGTCTTCAAGCGCTTGCTCGTTGGTCACCGCGTCGTCAGCAGAGCTGTAGATGTAGATCTTCACAGTAATCTCAAAGTTGCCCAGCCAATATGCCCCCAGGTCCTTAGCCCCGGCTGCGGACTCAGCATGGAGGATGATGATCGGGACAGAGCGCTCAGAGTCTGTCTGGCCTAGGACTACCGGGGTACCCGGCAGCAAAGCCGCGTTCGCGGTAAACCAAGCTTTTAAGGACTGCTCGGTGATCGTCCGGATGGAATAGCGAGGGATTGGCATAAATTACATAAACTTGGAGACATTGACTGTCTTCCCTTGAGCTGTAGCCAGCCAGAGGGGGATCTTGTCCTTGTTGAGCCGGGCAGCCATAGCGACCCGCATAGCGTAGGCGCGGTAAGAAATACCCATCCGGACGAACCGGTCGTTCCCGGCTCGTTTGCCGATCAGATTGCCTACAGTCATCTCTGGCTGCTTCGGCTTCTGGCCTTCATCCTTGGCAAATGCGTTAGCTTTGCCTTCAGAATGCTTCACCCAGGAGGCCCCGGCGCATTTAGACCGGACGAGCATAGCAGCGTGATAATAGGCAGACTTCAAGAAACCTACGTCCTTCTGGACTTGCTTGGTATAGCGCTCGATATCTTTGTCCTTGGCTACG